CGCAACTTAGGAAAGTATGAAACTTGATCACTACAATGTGATCCATTCATCTTACGCGTATGCCTCATTCGAGGACATGACGCTGTACTATGACCGTCGCCAGGCGACAGGCATAGTCCCACCTGAGCTCCGCTCGTATACGACCGGAACTCACAACTTGTACCTGAAACAGGTACCAAGCTGTTGTATGCTTCGAAAGGCGGGTACCCGCATTTCGAAGGATGTAGAACCATTCCTACTTGAGGATGGTTTCTTCTTCCCATCTCTGGATAACCAGGGAGAGAAAGAGTCGATCTTGGAGCACTGGCACCAAGACGACGCATCATCCGCCGACGAAGTCGGTGAAGATGAGGACATCCCGGAAGCATCATTCGATGACTCCCGGAAACTCTACGAAGATCCTTGGAGGATTCTCGCAGGACATGCTTTTGCTTCACAGTACTGTGAAGAAAAGCCAAAAATTAACGTCTGGCCCGGTGGTTGCCACCGGCTGCAAGACAAAATCCGACCAGATCTCTGTGGATCGGATAGAAAGAACGTAACCTGGTTTACCCAGATACGATCTCACGAAGAGAAGATGATTCTTCTTTTTCGTCACACACACTGGGGGCATCGCCTACAGTGTGCAAGGCATTCAAAGCCTGGCGAAGATCCTCTAAGGAATTTCGCCAATACACTCTTCCGAAGAATCTCATTCTTCATAAGAGGGAAACACGACCCGATCTGGAAACCAGACGAGATCGAACGCTTCGCTGAATACTCAGCTGAGCGTAATAAAACCTACAGAGCCCAAAGGCTCTTGGAGGTTCTTAAAACCGTCGATGGACTTTTCCTACAACGGTTCCTGTCGTACCCCGAAGAGGTATGGACATGGGAAAAATTTGATCTATTTTGCCTTCAGGCAATCTCGATCCTTCTCACTGACGAATTCTTCGACGGTGAGGTCACTGACTACTCACTTGATGAGCAGGTCACGCATTACGAGGAACTCAAGAGTGCTCGTAAGCGGTTCAAGCAGGTTATACACCTGGATGAACCATCGGATGGAATATCCGATATGGATGCAACCCCAAGATGGGTGCAATCCTTCTTACGCCCTGTGTGGAACAGGGCCGTAAGGCATGAGGGGTTCTCCAGGCTGTACCTGGCAGGAACCCTGTCCCAAACGCGAGGATCCGGGACACCTCCCCCTCTTGTCATCCTTCGGAGCAAGAGGAAGTTCATCCGTTCGGTATCTGAGATACCGCCGGAGATTACACCAACGCAGCAAGGGCTAATCCTTACTGCTATGGATGCGGCTCTGGGTGAAATCCCAGACCACATATTTACAGGGCTGGACACGAAAGCTCGTGTCACAGTCACAGGCTCTGCATGTTGGGAAGCCAACAGGAGAGAGGGCGGAACCGCCCAGGCCATACTGCAGCTAATGCTGAAGTATGACGAGATGCCAATTCCCGTACGGGATTTAGGCACCGGTAAAGTGATCGAATGGAAAAATAAAGATTCCTTCGATTCTATCGGCACCGCGATATTTCACGCGTGTGTTGATGAAGTTCTCTGCACAAGTCCAGAAGAACTTAGGCAGGTTCACATGACCATTGTCAAGGAACCTAGCAAAGCCCGCGTTGTCACAAAAGGACATGCGGCACTGAAGATCGTGTTAGACACGGTCTCCAAGATATGCTCTTGGCCCCTTAAGAAGGGGTTTAAAAGCTCAGAATCCGGAATGGGAAAATCCCACCACGGATGGAATCTCTTCAAGGACTTTACCTCAGAAGAGATGTATGAACTCCTATTCTCGGAAGACCGAGAAAGGAGAGTAGAGGATACTTTCGCCGACCATGTCGACCGTATCCAGTACTGGCAGGACCTTTGGTTTTGCAGTACAGATTACCAAGAGGCCACAGACCGAATGGTACACGCATTTGCCCGCCCAGTGGCGAGGAAATGGATGCAGAAATGCGGGATACCCGCACTTCTGCAAGGAATCGTGCTTGGAATTTGCTTCCAGCCACGAAAAGTATTCTTTACGGCAACTGGTCCGATGAAGAAACTTGGTCACCTCGTGGAAGGTGACGTATACTCTGTAACTCTGTACAGAGGTATACTTATGGGGGATCCACTTTCAAAAGTGATCCTCCATTTCTCGAATATCATCTCGAGAAAACTCGGTGAGGCAATGGCCTCAGGCGAGTTATTTCGTTCGTTCAGCAATGCTGCTGAAGCGTACGAGACATTCCTTGAAGGTATACAACCAGGAATGTCATCCCAGCCCCCCTTGCGGGGTTCGGGTGTAAAGTAAAGGCTCCTATTGGAGCGGCATTACG